TCATCACTCCAACTATAAGTTGTATCTGCTTTTAATCCTTTATTTGAAGTTTTTAAAGTTGTTTTATCCCAATATTTCAAGTTAAGTGGACTGTAATAATGTCTTTGAGTTTTTTTCAAATCCATAGAACCTATTTTAATTCTTATCTTAATTAAATAGTCTTTTATGCTTGAGTGAATATCATTAATATTATTATATTTTTCATTTAATTTTTTATATACTCTTTCGTTATATGTTTCAGTTGAATTAATTTTATATTTTAAGATTTGTTTAATTTTATGAATAGTTATATCGCTATAATCATAATCCCAATCATATATATCTTTTATACAAGTTTTTATAAAATAAGATACAATTGGGTGTTTAATATGGTCCGTAAAACTATTTTCAAATAACCGATAATCTGGACTTGTATCGTATTCATTTTTAAAATACCATTTAACTTTTATGTATGATGGTAAAACATATTTATATGAATACATCTCTCCTTTATAAGTTGGATAATTTAAACGCTTTCCATACTCATACATCATACTATTTAGTTTTTGTCTCAATTCTATAAGAACAATATTAAACCATTTGATTTCTTTGACTGGATTAACATTCAATTCGTCAATTACCTTTCTATGTAAGTGATAATAAGAAATATTGAGGAGGATTTTAGGAGTAGGATACATTATATTCTATATATACTGTTTATATAAAAATCTTTATATTGTTTTCCTAAAATAATAAATTAATTTCAATTTTTTATTTTAAATAAAAATCATTTTTTCAATCTTTTATCTCTCAATGATTTCATATAATCTTTTGCTTCTTGACTTCCCTTAGCAAATCTTGGTTTTTTTGTTTTCAATCCAGAACCTACACCTATACTTTTGTTTTGGTCTAATCTATCTAATATATCGTATGAATGCTCCGTTAATGGGTTCATTGTTTCCGCTTTTATCTTTATATCTCTTTTCTTTGAATATTTAGGAAATAATATTTTACGAGCAGATGATACTGGAGCAAACGCACTACTAACAACATCATTTGAAGAGCGAATATTATATTCATTTTTTGCTGGTATCTCACCAGTATATGCTGGATTAACATTAATTATTTCTTTTGTATCAGCACCAAGTTTTCTCGCAAGAACAGCACCTTGACTGTGACCTAATGTTGAAATATTCTTCTTACCATATTTACGCTCTGCTTCATCTTGGACTTTTTTACCTTCTCTATATCTTGGTGTTAGTTCATATGCTCCCAAAGCATAAGCAATATTATTACCCCAATCAGTTACACCTTGAGTTCCTCTATGGGCAACTACTGCTTCATCTGTAATTGGATTATAATATACTACTGCTGTTGGAGTTGAAAGTTTATCATCTAATTCCCAATCTCCTATCTTTGAAGATGGTTTGTCTTGATAAGATGCGTCTAATAATGATTTTATTTCATTTGGTTTTAAACCTACTCCTTCCATATCTTTTTTTTCTTCAATTGCTAATTCTATATTTTGTGGTTCTTTTCTTGATTGTATTATTTCTAATGCTTTTGCTCTATCTAATGCCTTTCTTTGTTCCAATAATTTTGTTTGTTCTAATATATTTGCTTTTTGTTCTAATATTTTTGCTTGTTCCAATTCTTTTATTTGTTGTGGATTTGAATTTGGTTTTGGATTTGGTCTAAATGGAGGAGCATCTAAAATACTTTTTTCTTGTATTTTTTCTAATTTTTGTGCTTGCTTCAATTCTTTTTTTTGTCTTCTAAGTGTTTGTTGTGGAGTTTCTCTTTCTCTTCGTTTTTTCAAGTTACTTTCATATTTCAACTTATTCAATGCTTGTTTTTTTTCTTCTTCGCTTGTATATTTACTAACACCTTTTGGTCTTCCTCTTGGTCTTTTTTGTGATGTTACTTTTTTAGGTTTAGGAGTTACAAATATTTCTTCTTCTTTTTCTTCTTCAATAACTAAATTTACTTTTTTCTTTGGTTTCTTTGCTTTTGTTACTTTTATTTCTTCAACTATTGGTGGTTCTTCTACAATAACTAAATTCGCTTTTTTCTTTGGTTTCTTTGATTTTTTTGCTTTTTTAGGAATAATTACCATCTCTTCTTGTTCTTTTTGTTTTGCGTTAAATTCTATATTCTTTGGTAATTTTTCTGGTCTTCCTCTCATTTTATTCTTAACATCTTTTATTGCTGGTTTATCTTTTGGTTCTTTATCACTTTCTTTTTGAATATCAGCAATCATCTTTTCTAACTTTGGTCTATCTTTTTTTGCGAATAGACTAATTGGTATGGGGTCTGTTTGATTATCAACATATATTGCTCCATCTACTGCTTTTCTTGTTAGTTTGAATGGAGTTACACCTCCTCTTGTTGATAAATGTCTTTCTTGAGTTAATGGATTGACTAATTTATAACCTTTCTTTGTTGCTACAGCAAAGTATTCTGGCAATATCAATTCGTCAGTTCCAAAAACATCTACATCAATTTTTGGTTCTTTACTAATAGTTTCTGCTTTCTTTGAAATAATATCTTCCTTTTTCATTTGTTTCCTTTCACTTACTTTCTTTTGATATTCTACATCTCCTTTTTTTGCTTCTCTTGCTTCTTTCATTTTCTTTGCCCAATCTTTCGCTTCTTGACTACCTTTTTCATATCTTGGCATTTATTATATAATAAGATAATATTAAAAATTTCATAATTATTCCTTAATATTATTTAAATACTCATTTTATTCATACTTTTTTTGTTTCTATATATACTTTTTCCGCTTTTTCCGTTTTTCCCCTTTTTATAAACTCTACTATACTTTTTGAATTTCTAAGAGATACTTTTCAAATAGCGGAAAAAGGGAAAAAGCGGAAATAATCCTAAAACTCAATTAAACCTTTGTTAAATCAATTCTTGTATTATCATTTTCCACTATTCTATGAACACCATCACCAAATACATCTATTTCTTTTCTTAACTTTGGGTCTTTTGGTTGAAAAAATTGTTTTAAAATATATTCATTCTTTTTAAAATCTGCTGATTTATTCAAATCATCAAAGAAAGAAAGAAAAGTATCTGTATCATCATATAGATTTTTAGAGCGGTGACTGAAAGCATTAATGTAATGTAAATAAGCAAGACAATACCACCCACAAGCATTATTCAATGCTGATTGAATATCCTTTGTATTATATGGGAAATGTTCTTTTTTTGTTAGTTGTTTGTATTTATTAATAACATCAGTAGGAGGTGCTACTCCAGTTGGGTCAAAATACAAACCTTCAACAACACCATTAGGATATTTTTGGATTTGAAAGCAAGTCCAATGTGAACCAGAGTTTAATGTTCCATCATCATTATACTCATCTTGTAGATTTACTACATATGATTTATTGTATTCCAACTTTGGTAAGGTATCTTTAAAAAAGCATCCCACTAAAGGCACATCCATTTTTCTACTTAATTCAATCATTTGAGTATCCGTTAACATTCTATATAATTAATAAAGATTTTAATTTTTATATATAAACTTTATTAATTATTCAATTTTTATATTCCTAAATAGCGAATTTAATAAGCAGCATAAAGTCCAGAACCAGACATTTCACCTCTCGCATATTGTTGAAACTGAACTGGAAGTTGGTTTGCCATAGCAAAGTTAGCAGAATAAGGTTGAGACTGTAATGCCGGAGGTAAAACACTAACAAATCTTGAATGCTCAACTCTTGTAGGTGCTGTTCCACACATACCAAAACCTACTAAAGAACGACGCAATTTAGGATTAACTTTTAATCCGCGTCCCATTCTTGAAGGTGCGGCAGCGTAAATACCATATCCACTCATATCTACATCATCACTCATAGGAGGCATTCTTGGTTTTATACCCATACCTACTTTTTTTGCTACTTTCTTAACTGCTTTTCTTACAATAGGAGTTTGAGAAGCAACTAACACTGGTGCTAATTCTGGTGCTACACTTGTTACAGCAGAAGTAATTAATGCTTTCTTAACAGATGGTCCAAGTTGTTTGTCTAAAGACTTATCAACAGCAGAAGCAGTTTTTCTTACTCTTGAGTAGAGACCAGAACCTTCCATCTTAGAACCTTCACTCGCATTAACAGCAAGTTCTTCTGGAGTTAATCTAATTTCACTTCCTTTGTTTCTGCTAAATGAGCGAGTTATTTGAGAATAGTTTGCTGGGTTAACAATTAAACAAACTCCTTCACCTTCCATTGCTGGTTTAATACGGACAGCAACACCTTTCTTCATCTTTGCCATTTGAGGTTTAGACATCTTCGCGTGGATTTTCTTGTATTCCATTATATAATATTACCAAAGATAAAAAATTGCTAAATATAGATTATTTCATTTTTAATAATTTATATTTATTTGATAATTAAGTCCACTTTTAGGAAAAGTAAAACAAAATAGATAATTAGACCCTACTGCCGGTTAACACATCCACCGAGATACTCACACCATATTCCAAGAAGCAAATGAGGTCAATTGCCTTAGCAGACAAGTTTTGACCGATAATTTGAACCGCCTTGGGGACACTTTCCTCAATAGGCAACATACGAGAAATGTCGCAATAATGGTAGCAGTATTTCATCTCGTAAGATTGCTGAGAAATGAGACCAGAAGTGAGACCATCAGTCAAGTTACCATTAACGGCATTTTGTCCTACCAATTGGTTCATAAAATCTTCAAATGCTCTGGATTGAGTGTTGTAAATCATATTTTGTCCACTCACAACCACATTGTAGTTAGTCAAAAGACAAAGAGGAGAGGTAGTTCCAGTTCCAGCACAATCAAAAGGAGATTGATAAACTGGAACACCAAGAGGCAATCCAGTTCCAGCAACAGCAGATGAATAAAATGGAATGAGAAGAGATGATTTAAGACCAGCAATACCATTAGTCAAGAGAGAGTTGATAGTTCCACCAGCGGGAATATTTGTGATTTGGTATTGATACACATCGGTATATGAAATTTGTTTAACTGGATTAGACAGATAAGCACTTTCAAAAGTAGGAGAGAAAGTGTATGCTGGAATATACAAGAAGACATTTCTTGACAATTGACCACTACCAACTCCACCAACAAGAGATGTAATAGCACTATCCAAACAAGTATTACCAACACTTACATTTGCTCTATAAGTTGTGTTTCCTAAACAAACTCCACCATTATCTGCTATTCTTGAAGCAATCATAATAGGATTGATACCTCCCACCGAATTAGCAACACTATTCAAATCCATTACACCAGCAGCAACAGTAACAGCAGTAGAGCAGTTATTCAAGTTAAGTGTAATTTTCAAGAAAGCACCTTTGAGTAAAGGCATAGAAGCGAAAAATGAATGAAGATGTTTCAACATAATTTGTGCTTGAACTGAGATTTGAATAACACCGGCAGCACCAGCGTCAACTCCGTTTCTCTTTTGAGAAACATACGATTTCCAAAGTTGAGCAGCAGAAGCAGCAGTCAATAAATCAGTATATGTTCCACTACCACTTACACCAGCAGTATCGTAGTTAATATATGATTGACGGTCTCTAAAACCTCTGTTACCACTTCTTGATTTAAAAGCATTAAAAACACCATCAACATCAATACCATCATTTGCGGTAACAAAATTAGTGTTATTACAAGTTCCAACACCAGAAAGAGCAGCAGCACCTTGAAATGAAAATGACAAAGCATCATCTGGGTAAAAACCAAGAGAGGCAGAATTTACTAAAACATCATTCCAAGAAAGAGATGTCAATAACTTAAAGGTATTCCACATATTAATAAGAGGTGTCTGTTGAATTACGGTAACTCCGTTATACTCACAAGTGATACTATGGACTATTGAACCAAACCAATTTTTTAGACCAAAAGCGTAATCAGCAGATGTTCCAGCAGTTGCTGGTAAAAAAGCAGAATTACTTGCTGGAGTAGTTGTTGCTAAAGTAAGCAGCATAGGCACTGCTAAATATGCTTCGCGATATGACATATACTTGTTACTGTTAGATAATTGCGAAGTAGAAATGACTGATTGATTAGAACCGTAGTTACCATTCATATCATCTAAAATATTAATCCAATCTTTCTTAACAAAAATATTAGGAGAACCTTCAATTTCCGTAGATAAGTCGTAAACCAATTTATCACACATTATATATATTCCAAAGATAAAAATTTTGACAATTTGAATTAATTAATTTAATTCCAGTAAAGTAAAATTCCCTAAATATTTAAAAGTTGATTTCTAAAAATAAAATAGAATTGCTAAATTTATTTGTAATTTTGTAAATTTAAATGTAGAATTGATAAATTTACAAAATATTTTATAATTTGGTTATACCTTTTCTAAAGGTATATTTAAAGAGAAAATTTGATATTTTTCTTTTTTCTGTCTAAAGGTTTTTGAATGTTGAGTTCACCTAATACTTTACCAATCTTATTAGATAATCCCATACCACCAATTGATTTACTTCTTGAAGATGGTTTCCAATTTGTTGTTTCAACAAAATCATTAACACTTGAATAAGATGATTGACCACCTAAACCACCATCTAAAAGCACATCACCAATACCTTTACCACTCATTCTGCCTCTTGTATGAATTGCCTTGCGTTTAGAAACATTACTAAATGGAGTTCTTACAATAGTTGTTGATTGTCGCATTTAATAATATATACAAATAAAAAAATTTATAGATTATTTTTTAATTCAATCTTTCTTTTTAAATTCCTTAACCTCATTACATTAACATTAATAGTATTGATAAGTGTTAGTTGTTTGGTAATGTCAGTCTCTTTACTCATATCATCAGCAGTCAAGTTCTTTAATGATAACATAAGATGTTGTTGATGTTGTGACAAATTTTCATATACTTTATTTAAATATTGTTCGGTTACTAAATCGTTTGGGTTCATTTCTATATAATTAAGTATATATATTTTTAATTTATTTTTTCGCTAAATATTTTAATCTTCGTTTTTCGTTGATTTCTTCTTTATTTTTTTGGTATAAATTTCTTCTATATTCTTTTCGTTTTTCAGTTTGTTGGCGTTTTCTGTCATATTCTTTTTGGTATTCTTTATGGTATTCTTTATATTTGTCAGTTAGGTGATATTCTTTAATATATTCTTTTCGTTTTTCAGTTTGTTGATATTCTTTTTGGTATTCTTTATATTTGTCAGTTTGTTGATATTCTTTTTGGTAATCTTTTTGGTAATCTTTATATTTGTCAGTTTGACGATATTCTTTAATATATTCTTCTCTTGTTAATCCAGTTCCACAACAAATACTATTTAATTTTGCTTGTAATTCTAATCTATAATGCTCTTCTCTCATACGAGATTGTAGTAATGTTGTTCCTTCTTCCATTTCTTCTAAAACAACCATTCTCCAATTATCCCATCCGCCATTCTCTCTTATGGTTTGATAAATTTTTATATTATATTTTTTACTATTTTCATTATTACAATTTGATTTATGGTCGCATTTTCTATTTCTAATATTACTTGTAGAACCAACATAGAAATCGGTTATACTAACATCATTACAAACTATTTTATAAATATAATATATCATAATTGTCTCTTATTGTATATTATTGTATATAATTGTCTCTAAATCATTTCAATTTTATATTTAAACATTTTCATTTTTATTTTTAATAGCAAGCGTTATGGTTATCGCTGGGTCAGCAATACGAATAGGTTGTAAATTTGTTCCAAGAAATTCAAGACGAAGACTATTATATGTGCCGTCAATTAATTTATTCCATATAAAGTTAGTTGAGCGTTCATTAATGATTTCGCCAAAACCCACATTCGCAACAACTGAATAAATTAAAGATGACGGATTAGCATAAGCATTATCAATATTACTCATAGAAAGAATAATAGAACTATTGGGTTGAATATTTGGTGCGGTGGTTGAAATATAAGATATAGTTCCCACACCATTTTTGCTAATAAAGTTTGAACCAACTGGAGGAACATATGCGTTATTATTATTTAAGTCAGTTGTAAATCCAGCAGTAAAACCAAGTAATTGATTAAAATTCGCTGGAAGAACAATTTGAGGATTTTGATTTGTAGCAGTGAAAAAGGCAGCATTAGTTGTTGTCATTCCATCATATTGTGTTCCTACATTTCCAGTATAAACACCAGCAGCAAGAGTAAATTGTGCTACTGTTGGAATAAGATATGTATTGATTTGGACTGCGTAACGAGTTGTATTTGTTAGTATCTCAGCAAAATAAACATTTTGACCATTAAGTGTTAAATAGTGTCCATTAGAAATAAAAGTAAATTGGAGTAATTGGTTAAGTTGTGATACTTCATATAACCCATCTGGAATGTTAATTGTATAGGTAGTTCCACCCCAAATATAACTAAAAACATTATTACCTAATTCTGCGGTAATATTGAACCAACTATAATACATATTAATAGAATTGACAGCAACATAGTCATCTTTAAAAAAAACACTATTGGGAAATCTATATATGAATTTATTATTAAAACCATCTGGAATTAAATTGGATTGACTTATTACAAGGGTTCTCATTATATTATTAAGAGAGATAATATTTTTAATAATATAATTTATTTTTTATATACACTAACTTTTTTTGCTAAAGAGGTTTTTGTTGGTTCAACTTTTATGCCTAAATTAACTGGAACATTAGAACCACCGAAAAAAAAAGGTGGTTGTTGTGATGCCGAAGCAGTCTGTTTTGAAAAACCATTAGGATATAATACTTTTGGATTAAACATATTTATAATATAAGATTAGATAATAATTCTTGCTAATTGTCTTTAAAAGTTTTTAATTTATTATATAGTCTTTTTGTCGCTCTGCTTTTTCTATGCCAAGTTGTAAAACTACCAAACCCATTTGGTTTGGAACAAGTGCCGTTTTTATTTCTAAAACCAAACCCACCATAGAATTCTTTTAATCCATCTTCATAATAATTAAAACCAACTGATATATCTTTTTTACCATTATCAATACAAGTTCGTATAAACCATTCCATTAATTTTTTACCAAGTCCTTTCTTTTGATATTCTTTAACTAACACTATATATCTAAGATGAATGTTCTTTTTATTCAACGACCAATATATCCAACCAACTAATTCTCCATTGTTAGTTCGTAGATACTTTCCTTCAAATATTATTCCATTGCGTTCATTAGGTCTCTCACCATATAAACGGACTAACCAATTTTCATCTTTTTTTCTTTCTTCATATTCATCTGGTCTCATCCAAGGTAGCATCTCTCCAAACAAGTCGTAATAAACTAATTCTGGATAAAAGTATTGTGGATTAATAATCTTATCAAACAATTCTTGAGTTTCGTTTCCCATATCGCATAATTGATAATCTTCAATAGAAGTAGTAGCAACACCAATAGTAGTAGTAGTAATATTCATTATATTGTATTCTTGTAGTATATATATAGATTATCTTATTCCTAAAATTAATTTCAATTTTTTATTTTTAATTATAAAATTCAATGTAACTAAAAAATTTTAATTCTATACATACTTTTTCCCTTTTTTCCGTTTTTCCGCTTTTTTTAAACTCCCTTATACTTTTTAAATTTCTAAGAGATACTTTTGAAAAAGGGGAAAAAGGGAAAAAGCGGAAATAATCCTAAAACTGTTTAATAACCTAATTCAGCAAGTGTCATTAATAGGTCTTTTGTTTGACCACTTGGAAGTAATTTATTTCTTGATAGTTTCAATATTAATAATTTGAACTCTTTTACCATTTGAGCGTTATCATTCCCAGCAAGTATTTGACCTTTCAATATCTCAAATCTATTAGTGTCTTCTTCGTTTTTATTCAACTTGGGTGCTGGTAATCGTAATCTACTATCAATATTAGAAAACTCACTCAGTCTATGTAGATATGCTCTTTCATCATCATCTAAGTCACTATAATCTTCAAACGAATGTAATGAACCACCAATCATATTTGTTAGTATCTTTTGAACTTTAGGAGAAATTCTTTGAGATGGAAACTGAGAAATAACAGAACCACTTGGTCGTTTGATTGCCAATACACCTTTATCCAATCTATTTTTATTAATTACAAACCGACCAAATGGAATAAACTTTTTATCTTGTGGAACTGCTTTTTGAAAATCAATTTGGTCTAATTTAATAATTTCTCCTCTTGTTTCTTTACGAAGACCACCATTCGCAACTTTTAGTTGAGTTCCAACACCACAACCTCTTATTCCAAATCGTTTCATTTTAAATGGTTTCATACCTTTTCCTTCTGTTGTAGGAAAATCTTCTTCTTCTTCGCGAGAAGGTGTTACTGGTGGTGTTAATGTTGCTTTTCTTTCTCGTTTTCCCTTTTTAGCACCACTTGTATTTGGTCTAATTAAAAAAGGTTCTTCATCTACTTCTTCTAAACCAACATTTCTTGATATTCTTTCTTCTATATCTAATGGTTCAAAGTCATCTCCATATCGTTTATCTCCATAAGTAGTTGTCTTCATAGGTTTAGCATATTGAGATAACAAATCATTATTTTCAACAACCCATTTTGTAGCACCAGTTCCAGTTCTAACTTGAGAATATCCACCACTTACTTGTTCTTCTGGAACACCACTATCATCTAAATATTGTTTTGCTTCATTCGCCCATTTAATAGCATCACTACTTGAATAACCATTAACAAACATTTTTATTTTAGGTGTTCCTTTAGATTGAGGAATAGAACCTAAATCTGGATTTATATCTTCTACATCACCACTATACACTGCTTCTGCCAAAGGTAATTCTTGTAATGGTTCAGCATCTTTTTCTGCTTGACGAATAGCATCAGTAATTACTTGAACTTGTTGTAATGTTTCATCATTCAATTCAGTTAATTCTTGAAGACGAACTAACACATATCTTATTTCGTCACTTTGAATATCTCCTCTTTCAACTAAATTCTGTAATGTTATTCCTAAATCAATAATCTCTTCACTTGTTGGTAATGTTTCAACAATATTATTAATATCAGTAGAAATCATTGCCAATGTATTGGCACTTTGAATTCTACCTTCTCTTATATCATTCTCAATTTTAGGAATTAAAGTAACAATTTCTCTTATCTCTTCAAGATTTGTAACTATATTATTCACTCCTTTACCATATCCAGATAATGTTCCTAAAAGTGTTTGTAAGTCTGTAATATCATCCATACTAACAAGTGTGTCTCTTAATGTCTCAAAAGATGCTCTCAAAGCGTCACCACTTTCTTGAGTAAGACCATATTCTACTCCTAAATTACTTTCAAACTTCGCCATATATCTTCTAAAATATGGCAAAAATATAGCAGACTGAATACCGTAACGAAATCGTTTTTTAATATCTTCAGTGATTGGGTTAATATTTTGTGCTAAAAACACTAACTCTGCTTCGTCTAATTGATTAACAATTGATTGTGCTTCAATTCCATCGGTAATTCGTTTTAACTCTCCTTGAACATCTAATCTCAGTCTAAATAAGTCTGCTAACTTTTCACTACTCAATCTATAATCGGTTAATACTGTTGGCACTTGACCGGTGCGTTGAAACATTTTGTTTGCTTGAAGATTTACATCATCATTCTTCGCTTGTAGTTTCAAATTCGCTAAATAGGCATCGCGAAATTTTCTTACATCAAGGGGTGTTTTAGTTGGTTGTCCACTCATTATATAATATACAATAGAAAAAAAATTATATTAATTGAAAAGAATTAATATAATTAAAATTGTATTTTTGTTGTAAATTATGCTAAATAAGTTAGTCCATTTATAGATTTACTTTCATTTTCAACTGGAACTATCTTATGAGTATTGGGCATACAATAAATAGGATATTGAGAATAATTAGCATCTTGTTTTAATAGGTCTTCGCATACAAGAATATTGAATTGATTGTTAGTATTATCTTCATTTTCTTCCATTTTTATTTTAATTCTATCTTCTAATTCAGTTCTTTTTCTTTTATCCAAATACCTTGGGTTCATCATTGGGTTCAATCCCATATCAACTAAACATAATAATTTACATTTCATTACTTTTTCTTTCCATCGTTGATGTTCCATATCAATACCATCAGCATATACACATATTTCATCAATAGGTAATACTTCCTTAATCTCATAAACATTTTCTTTAGTCTCTTCTGTCATTCTATATAATTAATAGAGAAATTAATTTTTATATTTTGATTTAATTTATTTGATAAACTAACAAATAAATAAAATACTTATCGCCATAGAATTTCTCTCGCCAAGTTGTTTGCCGAGAATTTATCTTTTTTCCAATCACCTTTCATATTCTCAGTTCGTTTCAAATATGCTAATTGTCTTTTTTTATCTTTATGCTTAGTAAAATCTTGATATCCCATCGCTCCAAAATGAACCCATTTACCATCTGGTCGTTGAACCATATATTTTTTAGTTTTTTTAGTGCTAAGAGCAAATACAATATCTTTTTTCAAATACTTAATAGCATTATCTAATACTTTATTTGGATTTGAATATTTTAATATTTCTGTGTTTTTATTAGGGTCAAAACTTTTTAATTTTCCACCTTCTATATCATCTGTTTCTGTTATTGGAACTGCCTCTTGTATTGCTCCAAATCTTGAATTAGGAAATATTTCTTCTTCGCTATTTATTAATACATCTACTGGTGTTAATTCAACATTTGGAACTAATCTTTGTAGTTTTGTATAATTATCAACAAATCTATCTATATTTTCGTTTCTTGATATTTTTAGTAATTTTATAAAATTTTCATTAGTTGTATTATCTATATCATATGTATATTCTTTTACTTTTTTTCTATTTTTATTCATTTTTTTAACTAACTTATTAATTTTTTCAGCATTAGTGTCTATAATAGCACTTGTTGTTAAAGTAATAGGGTCTGGAAAAACTCTTGAAGAAGGTGTTGTTCTTGCTTCAGCAATAGGTAATGTAATATCTCGGTTTGGTGTTCCAGTATCTATTGGTAAAACATATTGAAAATTATCTGGTTCAACTCTTCTTCTACTTAAACAAGGTCTACTTAAACAAGGACCACTTCCACTCATTTTTTTATAACTTTGTGAACATTTTGGGTCTTTCAACGCCATAGCATAAGATATATTATGTTTTTTAGCATAATTTTTAATATGTAAAATCCAAGCATTCATTCTTATATATTACTAAATTATTTTAAAAAAGTTTTTTCTATGTATTTATAGCAACCATTTTGTTCTTTATCAAAGATGACGAAATAGTGTAATCCCCACCAAAAATTAGTGTTAAATAAGGTCATTGTTGAAATACTAAACCCTAAATCTTGTAACTTTTTTAATCTTTTAGGAGTAAAACTTGAGAAGCACTTCTGGTTCATTAGAAACCCAATTTTCTTCAAATTAGGATAATTCGTCATAAAGTATTCCATAAAAAAATAAACAGCATTTCGTTCTTTAAACACACCTTTTTTATTTGGAATTGAGCAAAGATATGGTGGGTTCGTATAGATTATTTCTATTTTATCTTTGAATTCAAAATCAAAGACATCTTTGCCTTTTGTTATTTCGCACCAGTTTTTTACAACACAATCTACTTGGTCGTATAAACTACCTTCACCGCTAAACGGTTCTAAAAAAACTAAATCTTTATTGATTGGATTGAGTTCTAATATTTTTTCCCAAACTAATTTAGGAGTTTGGATTTGGTCGTATGATAATATAGTCATTGATATATTATCATATTATTATTTGTTAGTTTAAACTTTCTAAAAATAGTAATAGTTCTGGATAATTTTGATAGTATGGAATTCCTTTCTTACTTACTTTGTCTTTATAACAACCAGTTTGTGATGCTCTTATC